ATCTTCCGTGCTTCATCAGGTGTCATGCTCTTTAGGTCTCGTTTCACTATTACACCTTCTTTCTGTACAGGGCATGAAGACTACCACAATTTATCAGCTTGACAGGTGGATCTCTTTCCAGAATAGCCTGTAGAAAAGTGTCTCTGATGTACGAAGGTTTGATGCACATGTCCCTGTACGTCACCTTATAGATTCTATTATCGTCTCTATCATAGCCTACATACACGTTTCTAATAGCGGCGAATTCTCCGACTGATAACAATACTTTCGCGGCTATATTCGTGACCTTCCAACATGGTAGTCTCTGTCCTTCCTGTCTGGTAGCTAGGACACATGGAGTACATCCGTGCTTGTTAATGCACTGTTCGTGGTCTATGGTTATGATACGTGCCTCAGTTGGTGTAAGATGCTTGTAGTCCATTTGATTATTGCCCTCCTGTAGTATATTGAAGATCAGGCTTTATCAGCGTGCTCTTTGTGCGATATGGATTCTATCAGCTTGAATTTGATATCGTTCACGAGATAGAATGGATCAGATAATTGGAATGGTTGAATCAGAGTGAGATTGTAGTGGAATTTAGGAATAGGATAGTAATGGTCGATGTAACGGAGCATTGCTTCGTTGGTGTCAGTAACAAAGTAGCGAGAAGCATAACCTGATTTGAGTCGTACTAGTAGTTTGTAGTAGAGCATTATTGTGATCCTCCTTTCAGTACGCGGATAGTTTGTACAAAAAACGCAAAACTGATTGCCTAGCGCATCCACATCCTCTTTCACTGTGTGTTAACGTAAAGCTATATGTGTAACTAGTCAAAAAAAACCATAATGTACTAACTAATAGAGAATGTACAGATTCATTCAGTTACTTTAATAAGGTGATTTTCAGCTTTCTATATAGAGGAAGTTATGAGTGTGTGCGTTATTAAAAAAGACTTTTTCTTTTTAGAGTAAAAAAATTGTGTGATCTACGATCAGTACATTATGGGCGAAACACTTCGACTACTTGAATTTCCTGTAAGTACTCGATGAGACAATCACTGGAATCAAAATTGTGTACTTCCCCTGTCTCATCCGTGTATGTGTACTGTAGATCATTGTGCTGTATGTGTTCATTACACTGTTCACATCTCATTTGTATCTACCCTTCGCCTTCCCTTGCTTCTTGAATCCGAATAGGAATCCTGATAGTAAAGCTATGATGAGTCTAATCATGTGTTCTACTCCTTCACCTGATATGATTAAGTGACGTGCCCTTCATGGAGCACGCCACTATCATAACATCTTCAATTACTCAGCGTCGGGTGTCTGAGGAACGTCTGCGGCTTCGACTTCGACAGGCTGTGCTCCGAAGAGTTTCAGTGTCTTGATACCAACAACACGCGGCTCAGTGGATGTATCGGAATCAAGTACGACGTGTGTAGCAGTAACGAACACGATTGTGTAGATACTGGCAACGTCTCTGAGTCCACCACCACGCTTAATGGTGATCTTGTTACCGATGGTCAGATCGAGTGTAGCAGAACCGGAATTCTCTTCGATGAGTGCTTCGAAGTCGTACATAGCGAAAGCCTCAGCGCCCATTTTCAGCTTGAGTGCTGTCTCAATGGCGTCCATGTTGACTGCATCAGGATCATATGCCTGACCTGCGACGGGTGCATGAATCGCTCTGAGCAAGGTAGAATAGGGTGTTTTGGTTTCCTGAGAAAGTTTCTTGAGACTAAGTGTCTCGTTGGCAAGTGCAGTAGAAATAGTGTCTCTGTTCATGTTTTTATCCTCCTGATAATGTGTGTTGCATAGAGTGCAACTCTCTTTTCATCTAAGACAATTATATCATACAATGTAGGGAAGTACAAGCCTTTTTCAATCAATTCACATAATTTTTATTTCACCTCCGTGTAGAATGCAGGGTAGTAGCCTTGCTCATAACTACAGTTGTAGTATGTAAACGATTGTACGTATGTCTCAAATGATCCACCTTGAGCAATAAGATCATTGTACCCTGTTAGTTCATGTGTAGTACCAAACATGTTAAACGGCATCATTTTACATCCATCCATGTATACAGGCACTAGGATACTGTGCAGTTGTTTTGCCTGTGCTTTACTGATACGTGTGTATTCTTTACCGTTGTGATGGATCTCATAGTTATGCATGTTAACGCCTCCGATTGAGTTTATCAAGTATCTTGAGTAGATACCATACTGCTAGGAACACTAAGGACATCAATAGTAGCAATGTGAACCCGTTCATGTCTTCACCTCATCAAATGCAAACCGTACACCGAAACACCAATATACTTTCGTCTCTGGTATGTGTATTTCAGTAACACAGTACAGAGGCACTGTTAACCGTTTCATTTCACGCGTTGTATACAATTCATTTGCTACCAGAAAATGTTTAGGGCATGTTCTTCTCTGGTCAAATTCAGGTCTCACTTGAAAATACTTCATTTGAACACCTCATCAATTTTCTGTGTATCAGTGGTACAAAGACCATGTTCATCCATACGTACAAACGATGCTTTACATTCTGCCATCTTGTTATACGTGCATCCGTAGTTGTGACATTCTACCAGTGTCTTCATGAGTGTATTATCCTCACTTTCTATATTAATATTACCAATCACTGATACAGTACTATGAGCACTGTACCAGTTGTTGATACTATTACATTTCAACAGAGCAGTTATATGATGGTGTAATAAGCATAAACATCAGGACGCCTGTATCAGTGTCTGTATACTGAAATCCTGCCGTGAAGATATTCACGTTATGAGTGACTATCTTGAGATCTGTACCCTTATGATCATAGCACAAGTTACGACAGTAGCTGAATGTTTCATCTTTCGCTTTACTGTGTTTGCCGTACACCTGATTCAGGGATGTAGCAGTAGATTTTTTCCACATAGGAATTTTCTCAATAGCATTTTTTTTCTGTTTGGTAATAGTCATGTTTCTACCTCATACTTTCTTTTGATAGTTGTGAAAATAAGACCATGGCTGATAGTTATGTTCCTGTATCATACCAGTAGTTCCTAGCTTGTGAAGTGTATCATGCCGCAGTGAATAACAATCGTTATCTGGATCACGGTATATCAGAATAGTCTCACTGATCTCATTATGCATGATTCTATATCCTAGTGATAACATTTCTACGGCAGTCTTATATGAGACTATCTTTCTATTCATCCTGTACCATCCTTTACTGTGTAAGACCGTGCGCTTACACTCGCATGTCATAATTACTCTTCGGTTTTGACTACGGGATCAATACCAATTGCCATGTATGCATCATACTGGTCACGTACTGTATAGAAGTATGCATTTGGCTTGACGTCCTGACCGTGCTCAGTGAGGAACGATATCATTTCGGCTTTCTTTGCGTCCTGTACAGCTTGTGCTCTGTCTGATTCTATTTGTTCAACGCGTGCCGTCTCTGTGTACTGTTTGGACAACTCAGTGTTTTCACGTACTAGTTTGTAAGTGTAAATGTGAATATCAGTGACGCGTACACCATCGGTGTAGTTGTTATCAGTAGTTCCAATGTTAATCATTGACGGGACGCGCCCATCAGGTGTAAACGTGCTGTGTTCATTCAGTTTGTTTGACCAGTCAGGGAAATAGTTCAAATTCTGATGGGTGTTTTCGTGCTCACTGCATTCACTATATGCATTGTCACCATCAAATTGAATACCACACTTTTCACATACATAAACGTTCTTCATACCATACCTACTTTCTCATTGCTCATAGCAATGCCCGACATACTGTGTACCATTCCTATCCTGTACCTATTCTATACTCTATCCTTTCTATACTCTATTTACCATGTACTATCAACTACCTATATTATACTACAAGTGCATCCATTAGTGTAGCCAAATCGACGGTCATTTTACACCTCTTTTTTGTGCATAATGCACTCATCCAATGAGTGATATGAGGTGATGAGCGCTATGCCTGCACATCGCACTGAGAAATTTTTTTCAGTTCGTAACCTATTTAGTCCTAGTAGTAGAAGATGCATCGAGCATAAAAAAAAAATAGCCTCCCATTACTGAGAGACCATTTTGAAAATATAGTCACCAACGCTGATGTACAAACAGGCTGTCTTAGTATGGTACACGCCATCCTCATCTGCTAGACCATTACCACACTTTTCCCATGTACGCCCTAGAGTCATCATATCAAGGTATATAGGACTCCTACTAAGATACTCGATTAGTGAAGCCTTCAACTCTTTCAATGTACCAGAGTACCCCATTCCCGCAAGCGCAGACAGGATATCCCTGTCTTCAATACCCCGAAGAATCAGTACTCTATACACCCACTTTCCTAGTAACAACAGTGCTTCACAGTGCTTACTTAGTATGATACGTTCTACTTCCACATAAACACACCAACTTTCTTTACCTTATTCTTCTAAAAGTGTTGACATACTCCCCCATCTAGTATATACTATGGGTAAGAGAATGTCAATAGATATAAAAAGTATTATTTTTTGAAACTGATTCAGTTAGTTCCAGAACTAAATACTTATTTTAATGTAAAGGAGCGTAACTAGTATGCAGTGTATCATATGCAATCACGAAAAGGTAGCGGAAATTGAAGAAGCGTTACTGTGCCGTAACTGGGGAGATAGTAAGATCACACTCGAAAGCATTGCTGAAGAGTATCACGTTGATGTACGCTCCCTACAGGTACACAGTGTAATGCACCTTCCTGTACAGAACGTCACTGGTGGTACAGAAAGCATCACTGAGAAGATCAAACTCAATGAAGCAGAGATTCTCAGACAGGTAGCCAGTGAGTACTTCATTACTCTGCGTAATGTAGGGCAGAAGGTCAACAACATTGTTAACAGCAATGATCCGAGTATGTCAGTACAATTGAAAACTCCCCTAGTGGAATTATACTTAGGTTGTGGTAGTAAGATCAGAGAATCAGTCGAAGGTCTTATTAAACTCAACCAGTCTGCAAATGGTGAAGCCAATACTGGTCTGAATGCTTTAGCACAATTGGTATCCAACTTCCGTAATCCACCTAAAGATAATGATGATGATACCATACCCGACGGTGAGTAATTATGGCAATCGTATGGGGCAAGTTTTCTGCTAAAGCACTTGATTTTATCCAGAACAGTAATGCAAGACTAAACATTCTTCATGGTAGTGTGCGATCGTCGAAGACAGTCAACGTCGATGTTCGTTGGTTAACATATCTGCTAGATGGCCCTCCTGGTGATCTGTTCATGATAGGCAAGACGGTCGCTACACTACAACGTAACGTACTGAATGACATCTTTGACCTAGCAGGACCGAAGAACTACAAATGGATTGACAAACAAAAAGGAGAACTTAGACTCTTTCATCGTAGGATATACGTGATTGGTGCTAACAACGAAGAATCTGAAAGCAAGATACGTGGTGCTACAATAGCAGGTGCGTACTGTGATGAGGCAAACCTCTATCCAGAAGTCTTCTTTAGTCAGCTAATGGCACGTATGTCTATCGCAGATGCTAAGTGTTTCATAACACTCAATCCAGACAGCCCTTACCACTGGTTCTATACCAACTACTTGATGAACGATGAGATCATCAACAAGAAGGTATGGCATTTCACTATGGACGACAATCCTAATCTTGATCCTGAGTACGTGAAGACACTCAAACAGATGTACACTGGTGTTTTCTATCGAAGGTTTATACTAGGTGAGTGGTGTGTAGCTGATGGAATGATCTACGACATGTTCGACGAAAAGCGGCATGTCAAAGTCTTGTCACCTGATGAACAATTGCATGTAGCAAGGTACATTATCGGTTGCGATTATGGTACATCTACTGTAATGTCATGGAGTAAGATAGCAATTATGCTTGATGGTTCATATCATAAGGTGCAAGAGTACTATTACGATGCAGTAGAGAGCAGACGTCAGAAGACTGATAAAGAATTCGGTGACGATTTCGATCTATTCATTAAAGACATACCATATGGTAGACTACACGCTATCTATTGCGATCCATCAGCATCCTCATGGAAAGCTGAACTACGATCAAGACAGTATAGGGTACAGGATGCCGATAATGACGTCATAAATGGTATTCGATTCATGGGTAGTGAACTGGGAAAGACGAACTACACTATGGATCTCTCCTGTGTTAATTCAAGAAGAGAGTATAGCAACTACTGTTGGGATGAGAAAGCACAAGTCATGGGTATTGACAAGCCTATAAAAACTAATGATCATGCCTGTGATAGCGATCGATATGCAATATACACATACGGACAGAATAGTAAAGGAGGAACTTACTAATGTATCCATATAGTATCGGAAGTCTGAATGAAAAGTACGATTGCATGTTGCATGACTTAGACTGGTTGAAGGATGGTCAGGCATTTCCTCCTGCCTCACAAAGAGAACGCATAAAGCGCTACAAAGAGAATGAAATGCTCTTCGAAGGAAACCACTTTGGTATTCAGGAAACTCTATATCAGCAAGCGGCTACAAGGATCACAAGAGTAATAGGGAACTTTGAGAGCATGATATCCTTTCCTGTGCTCCTTAACTATCAGCGCTTGATGTCATTGAAGACTGCCGATCTCGTGTGTGGTGAACATCCTAGTATCAGTACTACAACTGATGAGAATCAGAAGTTAATTAACACAGCAAGACGTAAGAGTAACTTTGACGAGAAGCTGTACAGTACTGCTATTGATCTTTCCAGAATGGGTGACTCCATATGGCGTTGGTTCATTGATGCGAAGACTAAGAAAAAGAACTTTACTGTGTGGTCTCCTATGGAGTGGTTTCCTATTGTATCAAACGACGGTACTAACACTATTACTCATCAAGTTCTTGCATGGGTAGAGACATCTAAAGATGGTATATTCTATCTCAAGGCTCAGGTACACATTGATGGCAGTTACTCTGAATATGTATTTGAGTATAATGGTAGTAACAATGGTAGTGGCGATGGTACACTAGGTAAACAGATATCAGGACCGACTGTAGTACCAACTGGTTATGAAGATAATGCAGTTCAGAACATCAAGGCGTTTGGTACTAGCAGTCATATATTCGGCTATGACGATTACGATCAGATTGACAGTATACTAGTTGAACTGATGGTAAGAGTAGCACAGATAAGTAACATCTTAGACCAACATGCTGATCCATCGCTATACGGTCCTTCTACACTATTAGAGATGGATGAGAAGACTGGCAAGTTATGCTTCAAGAAGGGTAAGTATTACGCACTTAACCCTAATGACCTCCCACCTGAGTACCTTACATGGGATGGTAAAATAGATTCTGCATTCAAGGAATGTGAAATGCTAGTTAACCATCTGTACATACTCAGTGAAATGGGTGCGGCATTACTAGGCAGTGGAGAAGGTAGCACTGGACAGGCAATCAGTGGTACAGCAATGCGGTTTAAGATGGTCAATCCCCTTGCTAAAGTTCGGAGAGTTAGTAATAGCATGACAAGTGCTGTTATTACACTCTTCGAACAACTTACAGGAATTGACGCTGACACGATAAGTGTCGAATGGAAAGATGGTTTACCTGACGATCCTAAAGAAACACTTGAGAATGCTAATCTGGCTACTAAGGGTAGACAGTTGATGCCTTCAAGAGAAGCGATCGTTAAGTTCTTCGATAAGACACTGGAAGAAGCTGATAAGTGGTTGGAATTAGTAGCAGAAGAACCTCCTATTAAACCAATGACCAATGCAGTTACTACAGTGAATCCTAGGAAGAGGGGAAGTGAACTTGGTTTCTCGGATGTCAGTAAACCTAAAGAACAATCCGCAACGCCCGCGAAGGACGATCAGTGAACAGTAACACTAAATACTGAGGAGGGTCAATATGTCTATTAGAAAAATCTTAAAGAAAGCCTTAACTCCTGAACTATTCGCACAGGTTGAGTTGGAACTCGGAGAAGACTACGACGTAGCTTATGTTCCTCAGAAACGTTTGAGTGATGTAATCAAACAGCGTAACGAACTCCGTGAACAGCTTAATCCCGACGATGATGGTGAAGGTGATGAGGACAAAGCACCTGCTACTCCTAAGACAGCAAAAGTCAAAGGACTTACTCCTGAAGAGATTCAGGCAAAGGTTGACGCGGAAGTAGCAAAGGTGGAACAGCGGTACGCAGTTACCGAAAAATTGCGCGAAGCAAAGGTCAGGAATCCGAAGTTACTCCTAAAGGAACTGGATTTGACTAAGGATATTGACGAACAAGTAGCCGCATGGAAGTTGAGTGATCCGTACATGTTCGACATTACGACACCTGCTGAACCACCTGCTGGCACAGGAAAAGATGGTGGTAAACCGGCATTACCGGATTCTACCATGAGTGACGAGGACTACTACAAGTCTATTATGCCTAAATGATGAAGGGAGACAATAACAATGGCAAACACATTCAATAACATTCAGTTGATTGCAAGAGAACTTCTTCCTCGACTGATAAACAACTTGATCATGCCTAACCTGATGTACCGTGATTACTCTGCTGAGTTTGCAAAAGAGGGTAATACAATTCAGGTCGAAGTGCCACCTGTATTTGAAGGCAAGACCTTCAACAGAGCAAACGGTGTTGAGATCCAGAATATCGCCCTCGGTACAGTTCCTGTAACACTCGACAAGATTGCCGACGTTACAGTTGAAATGACCGCTGAGGAAATGGTAACAAACGTCAGCGCAACTCGCAGAGCCGCTATCCTTGATGGTATGGCTATTGCACTTGCTGAGAAGATCAATGCAGAGTGCATGGCACTCTACAAAGACATTCCGTACTTCGTTGGTACAGCAGGAACTACTCCTGACTCTCTCACTGACTTCGCCGATGCTCGTAAGATGCTGACTCATCACAAAGTGCCTCTGGCAGGACGTGTTGCAGTATGGGACGAGAACGCTGATGCTAAGTTCGTTGTACTTGACGGTCTCGTCAAGGTATCCGATGCCGGTACTGCTACTGCCCTTCGTGATGGTGAGATCGGTCGTGTGTTTGGTATCACCAACTACACTACTCAGACCGTTCCTACACACACAACTGGCGCGGCAGGTGTTCCTGCTGTTGACCTCGTTGCTAACTACGCTGTTGGTGCTATGTCACTCCATGTTGACGGTCTTACAGCGGCATTCAAGGTCGGTGATCTCTTTACCATCGCAGGTATCACCTCCACTTCTTTCGTTGTAACATCTGCATCCGCGCTCTCTACAGCGGATCAGGACATCGGCATTTATCCTCCCCTTCCTGCCATCGTTCTCAACGATGCACTGATTACTGTAATCGCAAGTCATGTTGCGAACATGGTATTCAACAAGAATGCCTTTGCATTCGTAACACGTCCTATGCAGTTACCGTCTGATAAGAGTGCCTACTTCACCTCTTACAACGGTATCGGACTCAGAGTCGTAGAAGGCTACGACCAGAAGTACAAGAAGAATACAATCTCCATCGACATCCTGTATGGCATGAAGACTGTATTCCCCGAACTCGCTACGATCGTACTGGGTTAATAGAAGGAGAGGAGAAGCAACATGAGTATTATTGTTAACACGAATAGTTATATAACTGTACTGGAGGCTGATGCTCTTGTTGCTTCACTTTATATTTCTACTGATCCATCCAGAGTAGCGTGGAATGCTCTTGAAGACGCGGATAAGGGTGTACTCCTTGTTCGCAGTCTTAAAGAACTTGAACGATTGAGAGTCACTGGCTGTAAGACAGACATTACACAAGTGCTCGCCTTTCCTAGAAATGCTAACACTGTAGTACCTGACCTCGTGAAAGAAGCGCAGGTAGTTAACGCTCTTGCCATTCTTACTACAGCTAGTAGCGTAACTGGAAGTCCTGTATCTCGTGGAGTGTCTTCATATAGCATTGATGATCTATCGGAGACGTTCGCAAAAGGCGCTGAGGTTACATTGCTAGTAACTAGTAGTGAGGCTCGTAGAATGATGTGGGTGTGGACTAGCGGAGGCTTTGATATCATATGATACCAGATTACTACCATCAGACAGCTTCATTGGAAGTATCTACTGATAGTACAGACGTTAATGGTAACACTATCTTTGAGAGTCCAGTTTCTATAGCGTGTAGAAGCAAGCAGAAATTGCAGAATGTTATCTCGCCAGATGGAAACATTGTCACAACAGGATGGGTTATCACTACTAGTGCTATCGTAAAAGCAGGTGATCGTATAAACGGCAGACCTGTAGTAGGTGTATCAGACTATGTTAGTGCAGGTGGAATAGTCGTTGGCAAGAAGGTGTTAGCATGAAGGTAACTATCAGTTCTAACATTGGACTCGCACAGCGTAAACTAGTAGCCTTTGATAAGAAGTTGAAGACTGCACCTGCTAACATCTATGCACGCTTTGGCAAAATTGTAATAGCACAAGCACATCGTGAAGTGCCATATGATACTGGTAGGTTAATGAAGGGTACTGAATTTGTTACTCGTAAGCATCGTGGTAGTGTAGAGGTTCAATTTAGGTCTAGTGCAGTTAATCCTAAGACGGGAAACAATTATGCATTAGATCAACATGAGAATATCAAGTACAAGCATCTTATTGGAAGAAAAGCACACTACTTATCTGATCCTATACGAGTGAATACACCTTGGTTAACATCAACGTTAGAGAGGTACATTAAACTATGAATCTACTTGATAATCTTACTACAGCCGTATCTGCTCTATCGTTGACTATCAAGCAGGGTGCAATGCCTGACAAGCCTGATGATTGTGTGTGCATGATTCTATCAAACGGAGAGTCTTCTGTAAAGTACTTTGGGATGCCTACTGTCATAGCGTATCCGAAGATCAAGGTGCTTGTCAGAGCCTCAACATATGAGACCTCGCGAACCACCATCATTGCCATGAGAGAGATCTTCAAGACTTACCGCGATTCTGCTGTACTAGGATGCATAGTAATCGGTGACATTGAGGATCTAGGGGATGATGATAATAACAGAAGAACATTTGTCCTTGAGTTAAAATTAATTACGGAGGAGTAAAATACTATGGCAGAAAAAGCATTTACTGGTTTAACAGCCGCTATGAAGACAGGCGCGTATCCTACTGGTGTTACCATTGGATACATCAGTGGCGTTGATCTTACTCTTGAAACTGCTATCATCGAGATTCTCTCGTTTGGTATGCAGTACAAAGAGAAGTTACCGTCTGTCAAGAACTGGTCTGCATCATTCGATGGCACATGTGCTTTCGCAGTTGGTGGCAGTCAGGAGACTATCTACAACGCTTTCAAGAATTCCACATCACTCGTCTTTGGTATCTTCCTTGATGATACTACGTACTTTGAGGGTACAGCATTCATTAAGGATCTCAAGATCAGTGCAAAGCCGGATGATAAGATCTCTCTGAGTGGTTCACTTGAAGGTTCTGGTGCTATCATCCTGAATATCCCCGGCACTGCGGCTGATCTTACATTTGCATGTGTTGATCACGCTACAGCAGGAGCAACAAGCATTGCTACAGTCGCTCCTACTCTGACTGGTGGAAACAGCTACATGTACTGTATCAATGGCGGATTACCTGCTGTTGGCACTAAACTCACTGGTGTAGCAGGATGGGCATCCTATGCTCTCTTATCACCAATACCTTGTGTAAATGGTGCTCGTGTATCGCTTGCTGAGGTCTCTACTGGTGATGTTGTTGTTAAGCGCGGTCAGGCTATTGCAGTCATAACCTAATTCATCTGGTAGGGGCGTTCTGAGTAGGACGCTCCTACTCTACTTTGAAAAATATAACATCGGAGGGCAATATTATGAAAATTACATTTAAGGGTACTGAGTATGACATGGGTACTAACCTCAGAGTCGCGTATGAAGTTCAGGCTGACTTCAATCACAAGCCGTATCAGGAGATCTTTGCAGGTATCAATACCAGTAAGATCGAAGATCAGGTACGTGTACTCTATGCCTCTTTCCGGTCGAAGAACAAGGGAGTTGTCACATACAAGGAGTTCCTTGATGAACTGCTTGACAACTGGGCACTTCATGATGTTATGGCTTTAATCAATGATCTCATTGAGGGTATCACATTTAATGGTATGACACCTGAGCAGATTGAGAAGATACAGGCGAAAGCAGACGGAAAAAACTAACAGCAACTCCTTTGACGTGGTACGGTCTGTTCAAGCAAGGTGCTCAAATTGGTCTACTACCTGATCAAGTGTTAGACCTTGATCTATGGCAATTCAACGCAGTAGTTGATGGATATCAAGAGAGTATACTTGATCAGACCGTTATCGCAGTACAATCAGGGTATTGGAGTTGCTACTGGAATATGAATCCTGATGCAAAGACTCTGCAAGAAGTAATACGTTCCTATACACATCCAAACGAAATAGCAGAAGAAAAGGACGTTCAACCCGACATAAATCAGTTTGTCGCTAGGACTCAACTATTTGAGGGGAGTGAACATAGTGTCAACACAATATATTAACTATGTGTTTACAGGCAACACTACATCTCTTGATTCCTCAGTACTGAGATCACAGAAGATGTTCACTGATTTAACTAACAGTACAAACAGATCGACCAGTATGTTGGGTATAGGCGTTAATAAAATTTCGTCTGCTATGAATGGTCTTCTTATGACCGCTAGAGTGCTTACAGGGGTATTTGCCTCTGGAGCATTCCTAGGTTCGGCTATAAACAAGAGCATGAACTTCATTGAAACTATTAATATGTTTCAAGTATCTATGAAGGACACCATTGGTGTTGCACAAGAATTTCAGGATACTATGTCAGAAAAGTTTGGTCTTGATCCTCAAGTACTAATGAAAGCACAAGCAGAGTTTAATCTTCTTACTGGATCAATGGGAGTTGTAACAGAGACTTCTAGCAAAATGTCAGAAGGTCTTACTAAGGTTGGTGTTGATATTGCTTCATTATGGAACATTGATGTTGATGTAGCAATGGGTAAACTAGCTTCTGGTATGGTAGGTTACTCAAGAGCACTTAGAGACGTTGGTATTGATGTATCTGTTAATGCACTTAAATTCGAGGCTCAAAGTCAGGGGATTACTGCTAATATAAATACCATGTCACAAGCCACTAAGATGCAATTGCGTTATGCCGCTATCGTAAGACAAGCTAATGCGGCTATTGGTGACTTCTCAAGAACAATCGAACAACCTGCTAACCAGTCAAGAATACTCGGAGAGCAGATGGATATGGTGTCTCGTCATATTGGAGATATCTTCTTACCTACTGTAGCGGCTGTTCTTCCTTACTTGAATGCTTTTGCTATGGTACTTAACACAGCACTAAAAGCCTTAGCAGTATTTGCAGGGTACACTGGTCTTGAAGACTCAGCTATCGCTAATGCTGATCTTTCGAATGGCATGGCAGACTTTGGTGACGAAGCTGATTCTGCCGCTACTGGTGTTGGTAAAGTAGCTAAAGAAGTTGACAATCTTATGACTGGTATGGATGAATTACACAAGATTGCCTTACCTACAGCTAGTAGTGGTTCTGGAAGTGGTGGAACTGGTAGCGATTATACTATTAAGATTCCCGAAGTTGATAATAGTATGGAACAGACTACCATGCGTGCTATTGCAATGGCTAAGGATATTCAAGATGCTTTCATGGCTATTGATTTTAGTAGACTGATAACATCCTTCTTTGACTTTAAGTTTTCACTAGGTAACGTTACGCAATTAGGTAAAGACTTCTACAGTTATGTATTACAACCTTTCGCATCATGGTCTATCGGAACTGGTATACCATTATTCTTTGACGCCATGACCACATTCAATTTGACTGTAGTACCTGCATTAAGTAAATATATGCCTACACTTGGTAAGTTTAATACTGAATTCCTACAACCTATTGGAGAGTGGACTCTAGGTACTGCACTTCCTTCTCTATTCACTGATTTTGGTAACTTCCTTACTAAGATACAACCTAATGTAGACGATATAGTAGGAAGTCTAGGAGACTTTTGGACTGGATTCCTCAAGCCTATTGGTAACTGGGTAGTGGATACAGGAGTGCCCGGCACACTTGATGCTATTGCTATCTTTATGACTGGTATTGATCCAGTCATTGACGTAGTAGCAGATGGTCTGAAAAAAGCATGGGATAGTTTCTTTGAACCAATAGCCACATGGACTGTTACTACTGCTCTTCCTACTGTTGCTACATGGTTCGCAGATGTTGGTGACTTCCTAGTGAAAAATCCAGACTTTGCAGGATCACTTTCTAATATAGTAGCAACACTTGTTATCTTGAAGGGTGTATCATTAGTAGTTACTGGTGGTATGGCATTCATAGAATTCATAAAAGGACTAGCGGCAGTTAAGGGCATAGCTAGTATAATTGAACTCTTCAAGAGTATGGGTAAGTTAGGAAAGATAGATGTTGGTAGTGTCATTCCTAAGACTACTACTGCATCTGGAACACCTAATACAATCACAAGTAGTTACATTACATCAGCATACGTTACTACAGCTTTTGTCACCACAATGTATGTAACTACTATGATAGGTGGTAATAATAGTGGGATACCATCAGCAGGTAGTCCATCTACTGGTACACCTGCTTTACCTTCTGGTAATGCCGCTACTGGTGCACTTCCTTCTGGTTCAAGTAGCGTACCAGTAGTTCCTGTACAGCCATACAGACAGTGGAATGGTTTTCCTACTACTCAAGATCAGCTACCGTCCGGTAAGTATGAACTGCCATCTGGTGAAGCATACAAGCCTAGTTCTACTAATCCTGCTGATATGAAGGATGTAACACCAAAGAGCAGTAGTGGAGTTCTTAATGCTATACTAGGTTTTGTATCTACTAACCTACCTAAGATAGCGTTAGCAGGAGAGTTTGCGGGTTTGGCTACACTAACAGGTGATGTGCATCATATATCACAGTCAAAACTCGGAGATACTAGTAGTAGTGCATACACAGATGGAGCATCAATACAGGGATTCTTTAATTCCAACTTTGCTACCAACTTCTGGAATGGTCTTACAGCACTTACTGCTCCTAAAGATACTGGTACTTCTGGCAGTGCTCCAACTTCAATGAACTCTGCAAGTGGCTCATATGCGGATGAGAAACAGCAAGAGATACAGGCTAAGAACACTGAGGAAGTAGCCAAAGCCGCTAGAACACAAGAAATACTCAAAGCGGCTATGAATGGTACACTAGCTGAGTTAGCACCATACAACAGTGGTGTTAACACTCAGACTAAGGTCTTTGAAGACTTACGGTCACAGATGGATCGAAACTTACAGATCACTAATCTCTTAACTGGTGGTAGTGGTACATTAAGTGGTTCACTCTTTGACCTAGGTGGTAAGACTGATGAAGTAACTGGTGGTTTCAACTTCCTCAAGGGTGGCGCGGATTCTGCTAGTAAGGGTATTGAAGGAACTCATACAACAATGACTACACTTCTTCTTCCCACTATGAAGGGTGCAAAGACTACCATTGATGATTCTACTTTCGGAATGACTACTGCATTCGGTAACATGTCCACTAACGCTTCTCAACATGCTCTACTTACATCCGGTGCGTTAGGGAGACTTGGTACTGATAGCAAGACGAACTTATCAACATGGGGAACTAGTGTTAGCACAAATGCTAAGAGCGCCGCTACCTCCATGTTCGATCATACAAATACTGGTGTTAGGGATACAACTCCTCTCTACTCTCAGTTCGCTAATAGCATAACTGGTAAGATGCTAGTGACTGCTTCTAATGTAAGATCAGCTATGATCTCTATCGTAAGAAGTATCTCATTCCTTCCTACCTCTACTGCACCAGAAGTGGTTGCTACTTCTATGAACCGCCTGTATACTAATGTAATTGATCATCTTCCTATGTTTGCAGGTGGTGGTATCTTCAATAAGGCTACAGCAGGTATCGTTGGTGAAGCAGGAGCAGAAGCTGTTATCCCACTATCGCAAGGGAAATTGCAGAAGTACTTCGCTCCTATCATGCAGGGAACTGGCAATCAGGATGCTCTAGTAGCTAAGGTCGCAAGTGCTGTAGTCTCTGGTTTCTCTACTGCTCTACAGAATCAAGCACAGACAGAACGTCCTACAGTAGTTAATCTTGATGGTAAGGTGATCTACTCTAATCAGCAAAAGGTTGCCGCTAAACGTGGTATCGACTTTGGAATGGGGGTATTTGCAAAATGATTGGTAATGGTATCATAAAGATCAATGGAGTAGTACTTCCATATCCAAACAACGATCTAAACTTTAAGAGACAACAGTTTGTTGACAGCACACGTAACGCTCTAGGTAAAGTGGTTGCTCAAAAGATCAACCGTCGCATACTCAAGATTGACTCTCTTCAATGGGATTTCTTAACAGCAAGTGTATGGAGATCTATACAGGTTGAGATAGAGAAACTTGAAGGTGACATGGAGATATGGGATAACCTATCAGGTGCATTCGTCACTCTCAAGGTATACTGGGGTGATGAAGAAGCTACTCCGCACAAAGCTAACATGGAGACTGGTGAGATACTTGAGTATGTTAATTGTAAGTGTAACATTATTGACATGGGGTATTGAAGATGGAAACTACATCTGCCAACTACAAAACTGATATAGAGAAGAAACTCAGAAACTTCTCTTACATCAAGATTATTATAAACATGGCTGATCCTACTACAGCGGATACCAATACCACTGTAGACAATGATCATGCTTATTTCTCGGATGTAACTACTACTGATAAAGCACTGAATACCTCTAATACTTACGCAACAATGGAGCATAACAGACTTGTGTTGGATGGAACACAAGTCTGCCCTCCTGAGATTGGTGATCCTATTGATTTATATCAAGGGTATGTAAGTTCTAGTATCAGTGATGCGTCTGGTAGCTTTCCAATATCTCCTAAGATCACTACTACATTCCCTTCCCTTGTACACTTTGCCGCCTTATCATTCGCCTTTGATGTAGCAACTGAATGTTACCCTTCTGATTTACAGATTATATCATACAATGGTGTAACTGTAGTAGAAGATATAACATGCCATCCTACTTCTTCTAAATTCATAACACCACTAGGAGTACCTTCCAGTGGGTATTGCGACAAGATTGAGGTTATCTTCAAAACAATGGTCACTCCACACCGTAGAGCAAGGATGGCATATATGGTGTTTGGACTCATGAAGGAATGGACAGATAGTACGATAACTACATCTACATTAAAGAGAGAGACAGATTTACTTAATTCAGTCCTACCAGTACACACTTTAGAGTTTACTAGCATTGACGTAAACAAGGAATACAATCTAGACAATCCTACTGGTATGTGGCAGTATATTGAGCAACTTCAACCTATCACAATCCTGTATGGATATCAGTTGGATAGTGGCATTGTAGAATGGGTAACAGGTGGGCATATTTTTACTAATGGTGAAATGACATCTGAGTCCTCTGGTGCACTTTCTACTATCACTTTCTTCGGAGAGTCATTACTGGAACAGTTGAAGACTACGTACTACAAGGGTGTGTATAGTGTCGCTCCTGTGTCCTTATACACTTTAGCACAGAATGTTCTTACCTTTGCTAACTTACCTGCATTATCTGATGGCAGTTCAGCTTACTACATCGATCCATCTCTATCAACGATTATGACATCATGTCCTCTTCCTGAGAAGCAAGTGAACGAATTACTTCAATTGATTGCAAATGCAGGAAGATGCGTACTCTACACAGACAGGGATGGTAGGATTAACATCAGGCACATTGATGAGACATTAGTTGACTTTACTCTTGACTTTGATAACATGAAGACTATTCCGAAAGTCAACAAGATACCTGCTCTCCTATCAGTATCTACCTCGTATGTCTCACTAAAGGTTGAAGCAACTACTTCCTCTATGATACGCTCAGATTTTAGTCTTACAACAAATACTCAATACACACTAGCGTATGGTAGTGAAGCAGTTGGTAGTTCTTATACCGTAACTGGAACTTTGGTCGTAGTAGGTGCTCCTGTGTATTATGCACACTCTTGTGTTATAACACTCAATGGCATTGGTACACTTGAGGTACTAGGATACAAGATCAACAGATCAGAAATACCTACTAAACTAATGGTAGGTGCAGTAGGTTATGATTGTCCTATGGCAAATGAGTTGATCAATAACCTCGCGGACGCTACCGCTTATGCCTCATGGGTGTCTTCAATTCTGTCACGAAGTAATGAATATGCACTAACTGATAGAGGCTACCCCGAACTTGATACACTTGATACGATCAATGTACAAACACTTTTCTCTGCTAGTATTGAAGCCACTGTTGTAAAGCATAAACTAATGTATAATGGTGCTCTGTCTGCTGAAACAACAGTACTCTCGAAATGAGGTGATCTAATGGCATGGACAACACCAATCACTGATAGAACATTAGCAGATATTGAGTATGCTATTACTCATCAGGATGCAGTACTAGACCTGAAAGGTGCATGGAATATATCAGACATCAATCGTATTATTGACAACACGGACTATCTTAAAACGCAACTTAATAACT